GCCCATCTTTTCGGAAGCCGCGCCCAGGTTCTCGAAGAACGCTTTGTAGCGGCCGCCGGCGTCGCCGCCCTCCATGGTGCTGCTCAGCGAGCCGATCACCGCGAACTGCTCCGCGATATCCACTCCGGCGGCGGTGGCGATCGAGCCCACTTCCTTGAATGCGTCCTTGAGTTGGGCGCCGTCGGTGCGAAACAGCTGCACCGCCAAGGCGGTTTGGCCACCGAGCTTTTCAACCCATTCGCCCTTGCCCATGGCGTCAGCCTGGCCCTTGAACAGGTTGTACATGGTGCCCACGTAGGCGCCCATGGTGTCGGCGTCGGACTTGGTGGACTTGGCCAGCAGGTTGCTGGTGTTGGTGAAGGTCGCCAGCTGGCTGCCGGTCAGTCCCTTGATAGCGCCCTCAATGCTGTAGGCCGACGCGACAAAATCCCGGGCGTTCTCGCCATAGTTCACCGAGAACTCCAGGGACTTCTGATTCAGCGCAGTCAGCGCGTCCTCGGCCACGCCCAGCGACTTGACCTCGCCCAGAGCGCGGTTCATTTCCAAAGCAGGCTGCAGCGATTCGTTAATGCCGACGAAAGCGCCCGTTACACCGGCCAAGCCCATGCCCATCGTTTTGATGTTCTTTTCGCTTTGCTCGGTCAGCTCGGAGAAGCCCATTTTCACCTTGCCCAGCGGTGCAGTGACCTTGTCGGTCAGGGCCAGGATGAAATCCAGGCGGGCGCTACGGTCGGCCATGTGTTTCCTATCCGTTCAACGCATGGGCGATGCCGTTTGCCACGGCGAATTCCATGCGCTTCCAGTGTTCGTCTTCCAGCCACTTGGCCGCGCCCATGTTTTCAATGCTGGGCTCGGCGCCAGGCAGCCACCGGTTGGTCAGGGCCAGCAACTGGCCCAGGCCGTCCTCGCTTAGGCGGTCAGCGTGCTCGAGGGCTTTTTTACGATGATCTCGACGTCAGGGGCGTACTCCTCGAGCAGCGCGCCGGCGATCTGCATGGTCATCACCGGGTTGGCCATCAGCTCGCGCAATTCGGCCTTTTCAGCCGGCAGCACGGTGCTGCTCAGCAGGTTGAAGGACGGCGCGACCTTGTTGTTGGCGGTCATGGCGTTGAAGTACTTGGTCACGTCCTGGGGCGTCAGGTTGAAAGTGAATTCCTTGGTACCGACTTCCAGGGTGATGTCGCGGGATTGGATCTGGCTCATGTTTGTTTCCGTTGTAGTGGTGGGTTAAAGGGGTGATTCAGGTCAGCGCAGGCACACCTGGTGCACGTAGTCCTGCAGGCCCAGGATCATTTGCTTGCTGAGGGCAAGCTGATCTCTGAGGGTGAAATAATCCGGTCGAGCGTCTGCTGCGAGTTCGGCGGTACCTGCATCAGCCACGCCGCCGGCGCCGGTGGTGTCGGGCGTGGTGACGCTGCAGGTGGCTTTGATGCGCAGCCGCTGACGGCCATCGGCAACAGCAAGGCGCAAAGTGTCGATTTCAGTGCGTGCATGGTTCAGTTCCTGGGTGCGGGTACGGTCGATATCGTCGCGAGCGACGAGCATTTCGCCGCTGATACGAGCGGCCTCACGCAGGCCCGTGACCTCGGACTGCGCGGCGTCACGTTCTTCACGGGCGGTGTCGCGCTGGCCTTGCAGAATGTCGAATCCGATGTAAGCCAGCAGGCACAACAGCACCGGAAACAAGACTTCGCGCAGCATCACAAACCCGCCTCGCACAGTGCCGCTTCGGCCAACCGGCGCGCGTGCAGCCCCGGGATAAACACTTTCTTGCCCTGGGCGGTGGTGATGAATGCCCAGACCGGGGTTTTACCGTCAGGGGCCCAGGCCATCGCCTTGCATCCGTCCTTGATGCGGCCCGCGTTGATCAGACCTACCGCCCGACTGGCGCAGGTGTTGGGCGTGCCGACGTTGTGGCCATGGCTGCTGAGGGCGTCAAAGGTGTTCTGGCCCACCTGCTGATTGGTGATGCAATCGGCAAGCTGCAGTTGGCCTTTGCGGATCACCAGCTGCTCCACCTCGTTGCAGCGAGCGTCCGACCAGTAGTCACCGACAACCACCGGATAGGGGCTGGTGTGTCGGGTGATCCCTTTGCACACGGTCGGCAGGCCCTGGGCCAACTTGTCTGCGTAGACGGTGTTCTGGCCGTTGCCTTCCCAAGTGCCCAGAAACAGCACCAGTGTGGAACTGCAGAGCGCAATGCCGCCGGCGGCGATCTTGCCGCGCAGGCTCATGGGAACACCGCCCGCAACAGGGTCGGGCCGACCATCTGCAGGATGGCCCAGAGGGTGCTGGCGATCGCCAGCGCCCAGGTGATCTTTTTGCCAATGTCGGACACGACGTCGGTCAGTTTCTGCTGGCCTTCGTTGAGTTCCGACAGCTGGCCAGACATGTGTTCGAACTGTTGCTCCAGTTTGGTGACACGGATCGGGACCGACTCCTGGCGCTTTTCCAAGCTGACCAGGCGGTGTTTGAACACCGCCATGTCGCGTTCCAGCAGACGCACCGGATCGTTGACTACGGACTCAGTCATCAGCGCTTTCCTTGCTCAATAAGGGTCTGGCACGGGACGCAGCGGGTCATACCGCCCAGCGCCTGGCGTTTTTCCGGGATTGGCTTATTGCAGTCCTGACAATGGGTCAGGCTTGGCCCGCTCGGCCGCGCAACTGCGCGCTGGGCGGCGATCGCCTGGTCACGCTGGCGTTGCTCCAGGGCTTGGGCACGGTCGAACGGGCACACCATCAGCGCAGGCCCTCGATTTCTGCAGCGGCCAGGTACGGCACACCGTTGACGCGGATGAAATCGGGGCTGGTGACCTCGAAAGGCACCTTGTGCTTGGACTTCTCACCGCCTTTGGGATCGACACTGAGCAGGCTGGAGACCTTCAACTTGCAGCCGAACGCCTCGATGCGCAGTTCCTCTTCGCCGGCCTTGGCAAAGAACACCACGTCGAAAGGCTCCAGTTGGCGGAAGCTGCCGGCAGAGCGTGCGGCCTCGATCAACAAATTGAAGTTGCTGGTGTCGAACTCGAATTCACCGCTGGCCGCCACGTCACCATCGACGGTGCCGTTGGGTACACCACGGGTTTGCGCCGTTGCGCTGTTGTCGGTGATATCCAGGGTGCAGCTTTCGATATGCACCTGGAGATCGCCCAGGTTGATGTCGAAGTTTTTACCGCCAATACGGGACATAGGGGGTTACTCCGAATCGTCGTTGGAAAGGTCCAGGGCGATGTTCGCCGTGAGGTCTTTCGGGCAGTTGAGGGGCTTGATCTTGATGTACACCTCGACCTTGGTTTTGGTGATCCAGACCAGGACGATGTCGCCGTCTTTGGGTGCCTCGATCTCACCCGGGAACACCTGGCCAGCGAAGGTCGCGGACTTGGCCATGGCGCGTAGCGGTTTCATCAAGGCACTGACAGCGGCCGCCATGCTGTTGGCCGTGTTGTTCAGGCGTCGATCGGCAACACGCAGAATCAACAGCGGGCGCACCTGGCGAGCGGCTTTGTCGGCCAAACGCAAGTACTCGACCACCTGGAAATCGCTCGCAGGCGCATCGAGCATGTTGCCGTCGCCCCAAAACACGCCCGGGTAATCCGGATAGGTCTGCGAGACAGAGAAACGTGCCTTGTCGAGCTCCGATCGGATGGCCGAAGGCAGCGGTACGCCATCCTTGTCATTGGGTACGGGGCCCAGGCCCAGCACGGCACCGCTGGCTACACGCATCGGGCTGTCGGCAATGCTGACGGCCGCATTGGCCAGGCGCCCGGCCAGAACGCCCTGGTCATTGCCATGCAGCTGGGGCACGACCAGGACACGCGGCGCAGCCAGATCCTGGGTGATCGCCTTTTGTTCGGTCAGGTACTCCGACCAGGTCTGCTGGACAAGGATGCCAACGGTGCTGGCCATGACGAACAGGCGGCGCCCGTAGGTGTTGCTGATAGCAATCGCGGCGGCGTGCATCGCGGAGAGTTCCGCAGCGGTGGTCACCGGTTTGGTAATCACCACCGCCTCAACGGAAAACCCTTGTTGCTGGGCCATTTCGAGGGCGTCGGACCAGTCGCCGTCTGCAGCAAGCGGAGCGGCCAGGCACGCCCAGCGATCGCCGCCATTCGCCATGGCTGCAGTGACCTGAGTTTTCAGATCACTGGGTGGGATGCCCAGCATCACGTCCAGGTCGCTGTCGGTGTTCAAAGGAATCAGGCTGCCGACGCTTTTGGCGCCGGGACCGATGAAAAGGAAATAGCGTTCGATCTCGGTCACGGCACCCTGGCCGAGGTTGAGATTGTTGACGCTGACTTTGCCAAGTGCCATGCAGTGCCTCGTTAGCGGGATGAGTTGAGGATTTGTTGCAGCACCTGGTTAACCAGCAGGCTGGTGTCCCGGTCGGTGCTGACGCCCAGGAACTGGCGCTTGGGCAGGGTGATTTCCCAGCTTTGCGCACCGGTGCCCTCGGTTTTTTCGTCGGACAGGATGCGAATCAGCAACCCGGCCTTGGCGTAATTCACGTGTTCTTGAATCCACGCTACGGACGGCCGTGTGAGGCTCTTTTTGCCCGCCTGACGCACCTTGAAACCCAGACGACGCAAGCGCTTGGCCTGTTTGTCGGTCGCTGCCAGCCCTTCCGGAACTCGGTTCCAGCGGCGCATTTGCGCGGCGGTCCGGCGTTCGGAGGCACCGTTGTGCTGTTGCGCGGCGACCCAGCTGGTCAAGCCGTTGCGCCAGCCCAGAGTCGCGCTGTCAGGGGTCAGGGCGGTGACCTGGAGCAACTTGCCCAAGCCGGCCTCCATCTTCTTTTTGCCCTTGCCGTCGCCCTTGCGGGCCTCGAATGGCGAGCCGTCCAGGTTCTGCTGGTCGCGGATTCGCTTGCGGCCCATGGTCCGGATCCGCTTGCTGACGTTGTTGAGCAGACGCCGGCGCAGCTGCGGTGGCAGGCTGAGCAGAGCCAACTGCTCGCGCACGCCCAGATAGCCCCGGGTATCGAGCTCGAAGGTGCTACGCGCCACGGCTGCGCACCTCGCCCTGCTCGGCCGTCCACAGGTCGAAGTCGATCAGGCCCCACTTCTTGCCGAACGCATCGATCAGGCCGCTGGGATCCTCGGCCAGGTGCTGGGCCTCGACGAACTCCAGGGTCAGCTCTACGTCCGCTTCGTCCGGCGTGACCTGGTCTACAGCAAAGGATGGCGCCGGCAGATCGTCGTCCCGATCGGGATCATTGGATGCCAGCCAGCCGCCCAGGAGCGCCATCAGCAACGCCGGGTTGCCGGCGAATCGCTCAATGACAAGCACGGCGCGATATCGCATATCGCCCATGTGCAGGCCCTCAGTGGTGTCTTTCCAGATCAGATCCAGGTTGACCTGCTCGGCCCAGCTGTCGATCTGCTCGGGCAGCACCAGGTTGAGGCCGATCAAGTAGGTGGTC